GGTCATTCCCAACTCGCGGGCGGCAAGCAACCGCCCATGTCCGGCGATGATACCGGCGTCGCTGTCGACCAGGATCGGGTTGGTCCAGCCGAACTCGAGCAGGCTGGCTGCGATCTTGGTGATTTGTTCCGGGCTATGGGTGCGCGGGTTCCGCTCGTAGGGGCGGAGCCGGTCGATGTTCCAGTGTTCCAGTTTGCCGGGCAAGATGACGGGGGAGTCCGGACGTGCGGAATCGCCCGCAGAGGCCGTTTCGGGCGCATCTGCGGCATTCTTCGATTTACCGGAACTGGAACGTTTGGTGTCGGTGGTAACTTGTTTCATGATTCTCCCACGCTACGTGAACCGAGGTCGCCGGCACCCGCGGCTGATAGCGCCGGAAGTACCTACAGCATCGTCAGTTATGATTTGGCGGCTTCGCGGGGGCGAAGCGACATGCGAAACTCTCGGGTTCACAGGCCTCTTCCTTTCGACCTCGCGATGGCGTTCAGCACTTCCTTCTCCATCTCCTCACGGAACCAGCGGTCGGACTCCTTCTTGGCGGTCTCGACGAACCGGAGCCGCGGTTTGAGCTTCTTGCCGCTCGTGAAGGCGTAGACTAGGCGCGAGGCCCCGGGTCCCGTGCGCTGGAAGATGCCGACCTCGGGTACGAGGTAGGTCTTGGTGCGCGTGACCCCGACACGGCGACGGCCGGTCTTGGTGAGATCGAAGCGGAGACGGCGGGCGCGCAGTTCGGGCGGGACGGGCTGCGTGAACCGTGGGCGGGCGGGTCCGCCGACCACAGGTTCGGCCACACGCCTGGCCCCCTGCGTGAACGGTTTGCGTTCTGCTCCGCGCTCGAAGGCGGAGAGCAGCAGGCGGGGCTTCTGTCCGACCCCGATCTCGGCATAGGGCCGACCCTGCTTCACGTTGGCGAACGGCTTGATGACCGCGGCCTGGCGGCGGATGAACTCCTTCTTCCGGATCGTGAACTCTTCCTCGATGCGCCGGCGTTCGACAGCCTGGATACGCTTGGCCGTGTTGTTGATGGCGTTGACCACGGCGTAGGCCAGCCGGCGCTGGCCGTTCTGCAGGCGCAGGACCAGCGGGGCGGAGTCGATCTGCAGGTCGATCCTCATCGCGGGCCTCCGGGGTCGCCTTCGGCCTGTTTGATCTGCCGACTGTGCTGGTATATGGCCTCGAGGGTGAGGCGGCCCCGGGACATTTCGACGAGGGCCATGGCGCGGGCCGGACGGGGCGTGTGGCCCTGGAGCCACTCGTAGACGGCCTGGTTGGTGACGCGCAGGTCGGGATCGTGGGCGAGGCCAGCGACGATGCGGGGCACGCCGATATCGGCCACCCAGCGGCCGAATTCGGTCTGCCAGCGATCGGGGACGCGTTTGAACCTGCCTCGTTCAAGCGCCTCGTTGCGGAACATCGTCACTCCTGGTGTGGGTTGGAGACCACTACCAGTTACCTACCCTGCGCGCGACTGAAGTGTCGGATGAAGTAGGTCAGACGAAGTCCATCCATTCAGCGGTGTCGAACGGACGGTGCATTTCCAAAGGTCAGCAGGGATGTGGCTCGGACGTGGCTGCGCTTCGGGCAGATCGGATCTGGACGCATAATCTCTAAAGGTCAAAAGGGAACAAGTGCCTTTGGCGGGGACAGGCAGGCGCTGATTGGGCGGTGCAGGGGTGGCGCGGCAGGCTGGAAATAGTCGCGGAAGAAGTTCCTAGGACCACGGAGGGGGGTGGGTATATACTCTGTGGCTGAGGTAGGTCTCTACTAGATCGGTTCTTGACGGGATTATGTGTAGCCAGCAGAATACATGGGGTTTCGACTGATAAGAGGCTATGAATGCATCGACCCGCAAGTTCGGGTTCTGAGGTTAATTGGTGTCCGTTCCGGACCGACCCCAAGAGAGATCGACTTTGGGAGCAACTATCAAGCCTCAGCCGGCCTTGGCGCTTGCTCTCGCCTGGGGATACCTCGGTTGTTGTCGTGGCAACGATGGCATGGATGGGTTGAAACCATCTCAAATCGCATTACGCGCTACCGTAGGATATTAGGCAAACCTCGGAAGAAGGATATACGGTGTGCCCGCAAAAAGGCCCCAAAATAACTTATAGTGGAGGAGCGATGCAATGGCAATAAGAACCCGCGCCGTTTGGCTGGTCGCCCTGCTAGTTCTGACTGGCATCATAGGAGGATGTGGTCGTAACGACCATGGGCGCAGCAAGGTGCGCCTGGCGTACATTCCCTATTCCGCCGACCTCCCATTCTTCGTAGCGATGGATAACCAGATGTTTGAGCGTCGTAATGTGCAAATAGAGCCGATCAAGTGCTCAAGTACGAGCGAAGCTCTCGACCTCGTGCTAGGGGGCAAGGCAGATGGTGCTATGGGCAACAGCTTCTCCGTGCTGTACGCAGTCCATGCGAAGGATTCCAATATCATCCGCCTGGTAAACGTATCCGTCGAAATGAGGGAACAGGACCGGTACACGGGATTCGTTCTTGTGCGATCCGACTCGGATATCCGAACTGTCCAGGATCTTAAGGGTAAAGCGGTCGGAACGGGCAAAGGCGCATCGCAACTCGTCTGGGTTCAACTCTATTTCAAGAACATGGGTTGGGATCCGAAGAAAGACGTATTCATCGAACAGGAGGCGCCGGAGTCTCTGCTAGGTGCACTGCAGTCGGGCCAATTCGACGCGGTCTTCGCCTTTGAGCCATACGCCACGGTTGGAGTTCAGAAGGGCATAGCTCGCCCCCTTGTACCGTTCTTTCGTGAGAACATTATCAACCCCTTTCCGGCAGGAGGTGCAGTGCTCTCTCGGGAGTTCTTGTCCTCGCGGCCGGAGGATGCCAAGGCAGTTGTTGACGCCCTCGACCAGGCGATAGAACTCATCAACGCGAATCCCGATCAAGCCAAAAAATCCCTGGTGACGTACACGCCGCTTTCGAAAGACGAGGCCCAACACTCGCAGATCTACTACTGGTGGGGCAGTCATGAAATGAAGCTCGACCCCATGCAGCGGCTTGCGGACATTCTCCTCGATGCGAATCTCCTGGCCTCACGAATCGATGTCAATGCAATGGTGCAATAGAGCGATGTTTGCCGACGGCTACATACGTGCCTGCGATTTAGTCAAGAGCTATGCGACTAGCGGGAAAGACCTCGTGACAGTCCTCGATAGGTTTTCCCTGAGCGTCAGGTCACGCGAGATCCTCGCGCTCCATGGACCTAACGGATGCGGCAAGACCACCATCCTGAACATCATCGCCCAACTGATACCCTCTGACGGCGGGCAAGTTTTTGTTGATGGGAAGCCGCCTGTTCCTGGGGATGTCGGATGTCTTTTTCAGGACTACCGCGCTTCCTTGTTCCCCTGGATGACGTGTGCGGAGAACATCGCCTTTGCAGCAAAGGTCAAGGGAAAGCGGCGGCACGACCGGCTCGCGCAAGCGCGAGAGTGTGCGCGAATCCTGGAATTGACTCTCGATGTGGAAAAGTACCCTTATCAACTTAGCGGTGGGCAGCAACAACTTGTCGCATTAGCTAGGGCGTTGTGCAATTCACCCTCTGCTCTCGTGATGGACGAGCCATTCAGTTCGCTTGACGCGACGACGCGCGATCGCGTACGGACGGAAGTACTTCGAATCATTGGCTCCATGGGGATCACGGCCATTCTGGTTTCGCACAACCTCGAGGATTGCATCCTTGCCGCGGATCGAATCGCCTTCCTGACGCCGCTTCCGGCCCGCATCCACAAGATAGAGGACGTGCCATTGGCGCCGGAACGGCATACGCGGCGCGTTCATTCAGATGAATTCGCAGTAGTTCTGGATAAGTTTCGCGGGATCGCTGTGGAGGCTTGGGGATCATGAGTAGACAAACGTGGATTGCCCCGATCCTGCTTCTTGTCCTGTGGGCCGTCATATCCTACGGTGGTCTCGTCAGCGAATTTTTCGTCGCCAGCCCTGGCGCCACAGCGCGACGCCTCTACGAACTCGCAATGTCGGGCGAGATCCTCAAGGATCTCGGATGGACGTTTCTGCGAGTGTTCCTCGGGCTCGGTATCGGTACGACCATCGGCCTTGCATTGGGTGTCGGGATCGGCGTCTCGCCGTTGCTATGGCGATACCTTGAGGGCACTGTGGATTTCTTCCGAACGCTACCTGCCTTTGCTCTGTTCCCTTTCTTCATCCTGGTGTTTGGTCCGGGCGACCCGGCGAAGATCGCGACCACGGCATGGTTCGTGACGTTCGTCATGCTAATTGCCTCCGCATACGCCGTTCGCCATACAAGCGACGTTAGGCTCAGGGCTGCACGGTCATTGGGCGCATCTCGCTTCCAGGCATTCGCCTACGTCACGCTCCCTGAAGGTCTTCCGCAACTCCTAGTCGGATTTCGCACTTGTTTAGCGTTCGCGCCCATTGTGGTTGTGGCTACGGAAATGTTTAGCGGAACACAGTATGGTCTGGGCGATCGGATCTACGAGTCCCGCCTGCTCTATAACGTGCCGGATATGTTCGCAGCGCTTCTGTTGTCGGGAGGTATGGGCCTATGTCTCAACAAGCTATTCCTCCGATTCCTGGAACGCCAAATCCACTGGGCGAGGCAGATGCCATGAACAAGGTCGACCCTCCCGCTGTAAATTTTCTCGATGACGTTAAGATCGTTCTTCGCAATACTAAGTCGGCACTACTTGACAACGCCCCTCCTGCATTCGCCGTCCTTCACTATTACTGGGGAAACGACGAGGTTCGCGGTGCCCTACGAGTATCCTCTGCTTATCCTTGGGAGCAACCGGGAGGCACGAGGACGCTCGATATATTTCAGCGCCACCTGAGACAATTCGGCTCTCACTTTTCTCTTCTGCGGTGGGTGTACTTTTACGCCAAGAAGAATCGGATAGGAACCATTCGCTTTACGTTGACTGATGGCGGTGACTCGCTCGCGAAAAGCACGCCGGCAGATGCCACACTGGAGGTGGAGTATTCGAAGGGCCTAGCAGAGCGGCTTGTCCCGGGCAAACTGATAGAGCGCCATCGGGGGAATCTGGAGCGGAATCTAGTGCATAACACGCTCCGAAAGGATTTTGACGTCGCAGTCGGGTACGCTAAGGGGCTTCTGCGCCCCGAAGAGATGGCCATAGCCATGGAACTGGGCAGTGCTCTACCGGCCGATGCCGTCGAGAACGAAGACGATTCGGCAGTCGAGAAATTTCTTACAGCGTTGCAATCGGCGAGGGCATTTCTGGATTGCGTTGCTAACGAAGGCACACACCGCGTCATGGACTTCCATTGCGTGTTGTCTAAAGAGACAGACGAGAAGGAGACATATGAGACACCGCCGTCGATCACGTTGTTCACCTTGCGTACAGACTCCGAAAATCCCGCGATGATAGATGCGGATGCACATCTTCACGCGTGCCTGAAGGATGTAAAGGCGCTCGTGGATCACCACGGGCGTGACATCCCCGACCCTTATGAAGATGTTGCATGTACTAAAACCAAGGCACTGATCTACGGTGCGAAAGACCTGGCTTGTGGAAGACTAATTCCGGGTTGTCCAGTGGGTCCGGTTATGAATGGCGAGCAGCCGCGACGGCTTACCCCGAATTGGAAACTGGCGACTGATCTCCTCGACAGAGGCTTCCACCTCGATGAATTCAGCGTATGGCGCGACTGCGTTTTAATGTGGATGACCACTCTCATCTGCCACTTGCGAGCGAAGCGGCATGAGGGCAAAGCACTTCAGTTTTGGCTTGCTGCCGGTGACTTGGGAGAAGTCCTGGATAGCGGCCGTTTTGAACTGTCTGATCCACCAGCAGAGGCCGGGCTCTGCGAAGCCGTGGCAGTGCCAGCCGACCAGCACCTGGCAAAGGGCGCAAGACCGGATCCACGTGCCGACGCGAGCGAGAAAATAAACAAAGCACGAGAACGAGCCATTCGTGTCGCTTCGAAGGAAAACTATGTCTGGTTTGATGATGCGCGATATGCCTTGTTTTGGGATATGACCAGTCTTGGCCGAGCTCCCGTGGGATTATTGCGACCCGTAGATGGCAACTGGGAATGGTACCTGGAGCGGCAAGAAAAGGTGGCCCGTTCGAATTGGCCACTACTCACTCTCGCCTATGAACGGGCAAACGGTTCAGGTGGCGTGCAGATCGGACGGACCGTGATCGAGAGATTCGCGGCGCAAACACCGAGAGCAGCGCGAGTGCAGAAGTGGATCTCGGACGTAGAGGGGATCGCACTTTCACAGGAAGGCGGTCTTCTTCTCAGCAACCTGGTTGTAGAGATTGCGGACGACCCGGAAGAAGGGTGCGCGGTTGTATTGGCGAAGAATGACCCTAGAAACGTTTTCATGAAGATGGCATACCCCATGGGGCTGTGGAACCCCATGAATCTCGAGTCGTCGAGACGTGGAGAGATTCGCCGGTTCATGACCATGGATGGCGCCACCTGCGTGTGGCTGGACCAAAATGAACGGCCAATGGTCGACTGTCAGTTTCTTCTCCACGGCGACGAGGGTACGATTGGAAAGTGGATTCCTCTCGTGCGAACGGATCACGACATCCGATTGCGGGGTGCCGGTGCTCGACGTTGGAGCGCTGCGGTAGCGGCGAGCCACAGAGACGTGGCGTTGGTAATCGTTGCTTCCCAGGATGGCGATGTTTATGCGTTTCGCCGCGGAGAAAATGAGAGTTTGCATATGGATGAGTGCCGAGCAGGTGTGGACGATGGAGAGGAACCGAGTTGGGAGCCTTTGATAGGAAGTGAGTGACATGCGGCTAGGGGGTAACGAACTCGTGCTCGGCATCATGCCGGAATCGAGACTGTCATCGCTCTCGCTGAGCCATAGGACATGCCCACTTGGCCTACTGGCAGTGCTCAGTTCGTCTGTCCGGGATCAACTGGGTTGGGTTTACAATGAGGAGGTGTCGGGAGATATCCTCAGCGAGCATCCAGACCTGTGGCGGGAAGCGTCTGTCGTTTTGCTTTCTGCTCACGCGGGAAATATCAACCGCTGCATCGTCCTCGCGCGCCTGGCGCAGGCTGATGGAAAGGTGGTTGCTCTTGGTGGTCCGGAACCATCGATGATCGGCCCTGCAATGCTGCGAGATAGGCCGTTTTTTGACGCGCTGGTGGTAGGACCGGGCGAAGGTGTCCTGGGGTGGCTGATGACGAGGACTCGTCCAGTACCCCCTGGGGTGTTCCTGCCAGAACATGCGATGGAATCGCTAGGATCCCCTGAGATCGAGTACAAGCCACCCTTCAGAAGTATTGACTTCCAGAACATCCAAGTTGACTATGGTCGGCTTTTCGACATGAAGAAACATGTGGGGCTATCGTATCTGTGGGGCAATGACTGCGCACAAGCACGCGATCGGTGTTTTTTTTGCGGGCGCTTGGCTATGGGTGTCGGCTACCGCCCTTCAGACAAAGTGTGGGGCGAGTTGGCTAAGGCATACAAGCATGGCATCCTAGATTTCTACAATACGACCGATTCCGTCACAACGAACAAGGTGAAGTTTCGAGAGTTCTGTGAGGCAAAGCCGTCAGATATGACTGAAGACACCCATCGTGTGTTTGTCAACAGCCGAGATGTTGACGAGGAGTTAGTTGTGTCCATGCGGCGTTTACGTGGCACCGCCGTTATTGGCATAGAATCGTTTGGCCGCTTGGCAGGCACTGGAAAGCACCGCACCTCGAATGAAGTCAACCTCCGCTCTGTAGCGATCCTGCATGCGGCTGGAGTCAAGATGGTCCTGAGCTTCGTATTCGGGCTTCCCGGTGAGACACGTGAGAGCATCGGAGCGACGGAAGATGGGATCACAAAGACCGTTGCGAGGTACGGGGACTTGATTGAGGCGATCCACATATCGCCGCTCGTGATCACCAGCGGTTCTCCCGCATATCGGAAGTTGTTCAAGGATGTGGAGGTTCGAAGGAAGTACGAAGCCAAACTGCTTCCCTACGACGTCATCGAGATGAGCGAGGACTACTTTGCCCGCGAATGTCAGGTGACACGGAGGTATTGCATTGAGCGTGCGCACGCCATTGCGGAGAAGATCCATAAAATCGCACCGCACGTTCGGATTGGAGCGAAGGGGATCTTGAAGTCCGAGGAACGAGCGTCCTCTTCCGCAGCGCAAATGGGAGGGGAGGCCGGGCTAGTACTCTTAGATGAGTCCTCGATAGTCGAACCTCGGTGATTCACGGAGGGCCCCGTCACATTCAGTTTAGATCCTGTCAACTTCCCACTCGATCTCCCGAATGGCCTCATGCCCCCGTCCCGCCCCGTACGTCCGAACGATTACCCGCAGATGATCGTTGAGCCGCTCCAGCCCGGATTCCGCGATTTCATCCGCCTCAAGGTAGGTCCAAGCCGTCCCCGTCAATCCTGACTCCGTGTGGACCAGCGTTTCGAGTTCCCCGTAGACCAGGATGTCGTACTCGGTGCCATCTTCGGGCGATGTCGTCTTGCCAGAGTCAGCATAGCTCCATGATCCAAGCCGGTTCCGGTGCGACCACGACACCGTGAGTTCACTCGTGATCGATGTCGGATAGCTCTCCCCATTGAAGCGAACGTCGGTCGGGCAGTAGACCTTCTCCGACCGCGCCGGCGTCGTGGCCACAACCTGCGATGTGGGGCATGACGTGAACGTGAACTCGCTCTGGTTGTTGTAGGACTGGAAGCGGATGTCGTTGTAGGCGTTGACGGACGGAGGCACCGGCCCGCGGATGTTCACGATCTGACTGCCGTAGGAGATGAACCAAACGCGAGCCCCGGCAGGGAACGCCGTAGGCGCGGTGTCGAGGCACCCCCGCGCCACGATCTGCAAAGTGACGCCGTTTTCGCCCTGCACCACGGTTTGGAAGGCGATGAACTCCTCGATCCCGTCGTGAGTGATCCAGGCGACGTTGACGCCGAGTGAGAAGTCGGGCGCGCTGATCGATTCGATCAGATCGGTGTCTAGACCAGAGGCCACGACGATCTCGTTGGTCAGTTCGTCGATCGCCGTACTGAGAACTCCTGACGGCGTGAAAAACGGGATGTCGACCGGCGGCGCCCATCCGCCCGCGCCGTCTGAGACGTAGGCCCGGTATCCGAGGGAAACCCCGGTCACTCCGCCAGCAGCGAGTGTGATGGCCAACTGCACGTCGGCAGCCAGGCTGCCGTAGTCCTTCACCGCCTCGTAGGGCGCGGCCAAAACTACCTGGTCGGTTAGCGCAGGGACGTCGCCAGAAGGGTCCTGCCAGCCGGAATCCGGCGGCGTCGAGTAACCCGTCCAGTCCACGGCGAAGATGTCCTCCATGGCTTCGATCTCGATCTTACCGGAGTCGAGGCGGCCAGTCCCCACCCGGACCACCCGGCAGGCCATACCGGCAATCCCCAGCGGGTCCCAGACGAGTCTGAACACCGCCCCAGGCCGGAACGCCCAAGCGGAGCGGTCGGCCTCGATGGTGATCGTGGCCAGCGGATAGGCCAGTGCTGCCAAGGCACGAGCTGCGGCCTGCTGGGCAGTCGTCGGATTCGAGAGACCGCGCAGGGTGAGATCCTGAAGCGAGACCTCGCCGCCCTGCACCTCGATCCCAGCGAGATCCTGGGCCTGGGCGGTCTTCTCGATGAACCCGGCGTCACGGCTGACGTAGCCGATCCGAACGGTGTTCTTGAGATCGCCCCACGACGGCCGCGCAAAGGACCTCACCGTGCACGAGTCAGCATCGAGCACCGGGATCGTCTCGGGATCGTAATCGTACCGGACCAGGCGGATCGTCAGAAGGCCGGACGCCGGCTCCACGTACATGACACCGTCGATGTGGCGCAGGATCTCAAGAACGAGGTCCTTGGCGGTGGTACCACGATCCTGCAGCATCGAGAGCCCGAGACCTTCGGTCGCGAGCGTCTGTCCCACCGAGCGAAACGCGGCCACATCCAGGAACCCCACCGGAAGCCCGAGGCCGTTCTCCGAAGACGGCGAGATCAGGATGTCGTAGATCATGGCCGCGGGGTTGGCGTCGCCATCGATGTTGTGGGCTCCGCCGGTGAGCCCGAGGCTGTTGGGGCAGCGTCGGACCACGAACGAGACGGCCTTGATGTAGGGGCTCGTCCCCAGGTAGACGCGCCGGAATACGGCGTAGCAGACCCGTCGCCAGGCGGGCAGGCTCTCGCCAATGCGGGCCTCGAGGTAGGAGTCCGCCGGCTGGGTGGCCGTTCCGCGGTAGACGTAGACGCTGCCTTTGACTCCGCCTTCGGAGTCCTCGCCGCCGAAGAAGCCAGGGGCGTTGATGCTGATCTGGGTGAGGTCCGGAACGTGAGCGTATCCGGCGGAAGGCCGCCTGTCGTCGAATCGGATCTGCAGGACCTCGTCGATCTCGCCACTGCATAGCACCAACTGGATGCCGAGGTAGTACTTGTAGCCGGTGGTGATCTCCTTCGAGGAGAACAGCCCGGTCTTGACCTTCTCCTTGATGGCCTGGATACGCAGATCGCCGTACCAGGTCACCATGGGACCGGAGAGTTTGCAGGTCCCCCAGACGACGGGAATGGTCCGGCCCTCGCCGATCGTGGGGAACTGGAAGTCGCCCAGGCTCGATGGCGTCGGCGCGTCGAACTTCGGCTTCGGGCGCAGGACCTCGTACAGGACGGTGCCCACGATGTAGACCAGCGCCATAATCCAGAAGGCCATCAGTCGATCCTCCCGGAGAACGGGTTCCGACCCGGCAGGCGCGACCAGCCCAGGTGATTGATCAGGTTGCTGAACTTGTCCCGGCAGGTGGCCTCGAGATGGTCGCAGCCCCAGTAGGCCCAGACCTGGTCCAGAGATGACAACCCCGGGATCGGGGAGATCAGCGTTACGGTGTCGCCCTGGTGATCGACGATGAAGCGAGTCTCGCCGGTGGCGGATTCGAGACGGCCCCCGCGGAACCACTGGTCGGGCCGTAGGGCGAACCCATTGGAGACGACGGTCGCGCCGGTCACCGAAGTGGCAGAAACCTGGTCGCGGCAGGCGCCGGGATCGGCGCCGCACGCCGCCGAGTAGAGCACGTGGTTGCATGGGGTCTGCATGGCCAGGATTGGCACGGTGCGCGACAGCATGGCCATCAGGCTCGCCCCGGTGAGGATGGCCTCGGATTCCTCGAAGCGGGCGCGGATCACCTTGCCGCTGAATATGGTCACCGCCAGGGACTCCTCGCCGCGGTGCGCCCGGTAGACCGTCACCCAGACCGGGGTGGACGGCAGATCCCCGATGAACAGGGCAGCGACGGGGCTCGGGCGCGGCAGCGTCAGGTCGATCGTTTCGCCGGTGTCCTCCTGCGAGAAGTCGAGCTCGCTGCGCGTGATGGCCTCCGGGGCGAACACTCCCGCTGGCAGCGTGATCGCCCGATCCGCCGACGTATAGAGCCACAGGTTGCTGCCCTGGGCGAACCGGAAGCCCTCGACCGGCTGGCCCAAGTAACGGCTCTTCTCGCGGACGTCGTAGGTCACAGCGGGGCCTCCAGGGGGAGTTCACGGACCCGGATCGTGGCTTCGGCCACCTGGGGACTCGGGTAGGAGATCTCGATGCGGTCCTCGTCCAGGCGACAGAACTTCAGGAACGACAGCACCGTCTTGGTGCGCGAGTACTCGCCTTGGGCTACCGGGTCGAGGGTGAGGGTCTCGGTCTGGTAGTTCGCCACGTCGACGGCGTCGACGATCCTGCAGTAGTCCATGGTGGCGTCGCCCAGGGACCAGATCGCCAGGTGGCGCCGGGCCGCGGTCGTGCCCCACATCTGCTGCTTGTACCTGACCCACCAGATGGTGGCGCTGGACTGGTTCTGGGAGACGTCCTCGGCCAGGGCGAGGTCCCACTGGAAGCTGGGCAGCCAGAACGGGACGGCGCGGCCCCGGCGGGCGTCAAGGAACGTGCGCATAGCTGTGATCTCGTCGCGTCCGATGGCAGTCCAGATGAATGGACGTGTGGCCGCGGGGGCCGGTGCCTGCTCGTCTGCGACGCGCCGGCCTGTCTTCGAGTTCAGGAGCGTGAACTTCCGGCGCAGCCGCTCCTCGAACGCGCCAACGCGGTTGTAGTTGAGTTCCAGCACGTCGTAACCGAGGTAGCTCATGGCCGGAACCCGTCGATGTCGAAGGTGAGCGAAGTGGACGCGATCGACAGGGCATCCCAGGTGAAGCCCTCTTCGGCCGACAGCCGGCCGACCACGATCGGTAGAACGATGGTGGGACCTGCAGCCCAGGACTGGATGAGCCCGAAGCTGAGGACCACGCGGTCCGACAGGACGCTCTCGATGGTCTGGACCTCCCAGTGGTAGGGGTCGGTCCACAGCAGGACCATGCCGCCGGGCTCGAACGGGATGTCGGACGTATCGCAGAAGACGTCGTGGTCGTCCGCGCTGGCGTTCTGCAGCAGCCGGGTCTGGAACTGCCAACGGCCGACACCAAACGCCCGAGCTTGGTTGCCGAAGAGGATCGCACCCGCCATCTGGGCATCCCGTAGGTCATCCAGCAGCGTCGCGTAACGGATCGTGCCTACCGGGACAGCGCGCAGCTGGATGCGCTGCTCCATGCCCCGGTAAGAGACGATGATGTCGGTCATGAAACCGAAGGTCTCAGTCACGGGCTGCGCCCAGTTCGGCGGGAACGGGAACGGGATCAGCCGGAACCCCAGCACCCGGAGGCTGGTCCCCAACGGGTCCAGCCTTGTGAACTCCCAGGTGACGAGGTTGTCGATCAGGGCATCGCCGTCGGTAAGCGCCCGAACGAGGTAGACCTGGGAATCGGAGGCGGGGAAGTGGGCCGGCAGGCCGATGGGGTCCTCGACCTCGATCCCGGTGGGACCGTCGACGGTGATCTCCTCAAGGACCTGGGCACGATAGATGTCGGCGTTCCAGACCTCTACTTCGGCTTCCTGCTCTGATACCACCGCGCCGAGGTCGAACCTGCGTGGGATCACATGGACGCGGCCGAGCACCGCGAGGCCATGGACCGGGGCGACGCCGCCGTCCTTTTGGAACGCCGCAGGGCGCGGATCGGCCAGCACCGTGCGAACGCCGGCGTTCATGCCGACGACATGCAGAGGACGCGTGCTGACAGGATCGAGGACGGCTGTCGCCAGATCGACCGAATAGTCGGTCCCAGAGATGAGGTTCAACGGACCAGGGATAACGACCGCGGTGGCCATCAGGCGGCCTTCCTGACGGCGAAGAACGGGAACAGCATGTAGTCCTGGCCGCCCAACTGGTAGATGTCGCCAGCGCTGTAGCCGTGGCCTACGGCTTCGGTCCAGAACACGGTGGGCGGATAGCCGATCGGGGCCCAACGGCCCTGGGGGACGGTTTCCACGAAGCAGTGCAAGGGGAGCATCAGTGCACCGCCGAATGCGCTCTGCAGCGTCCTCTCCCCGGGTCCACCCGAGCCGTCGTCCCACAGGTACTGGTAGTTGACGTATTCGTCCTCTTCCATCCCGCCCTGTGCGGCCAGGCACTTGTTCAGGGCGTCGCGCATGCGGCGGCCGGTCCAGCCGTAACCCTCGTTCTCGTCCTTGCAGTCGCCGATCCAGCGGCCTGAGTAGGTCGCCGTGTCCACGCGCACGAACGCGGTGCAATGGGTTAGGGCCGTCGAACCGCCCATGGTCGAGTAGTCCTCGTCCGTGTGCGACATGGGTGGAAAGGCGGTCAGATCGATCCCGTGCCGGTTTCCGGTGAGCAGGTCGGAGGTCTCGGCGGTGTTGAGCTTCGTGCTCGAGCTCGCGTAGAAGTATGGGAACGGTTCGGGCAAGGACGCCCGCTCGAGGGACGGGCCCCACCCCATGTGGCAGAAGATCCCCGCCGCGCGCTCGACCACAACGGTGATGTGGTCGTTGCCATCGTCGAAGAAGTGATAGGCCGAGATCTGTCCTTGGGGCAGGTTCATGCCGCACCCGGACGTGGTCAGGTCATAGGGCCGGATGGGGCCGCCTGGCTGCGCATCCCAGAATTCCTCCCCGTCCCAGCCGGTCCCTAGGTACAGGCCGATCCCGTATCCGCCGTCGCCCAGGTCTTGATAGCCGCCACTGCCCTTGGTCCACAGCCGTTCGTCCTCTGCGGCGCGGAGGTTCACGTTCAGGCTGCCGGACTTCACCAAGTGGGATCGCCAGCCGGTGCCCTCCTGTTCGGATTGGTTCACGGTCCAGCCTTGGGCCGAGAGCCAGGCCACCAGCGTCTGCAGGAGGTTCGTGGGCGAGCTGCTGATTCCGGTCTGGTAGGAAGCGGCCATCAGTCCAACCTCACGGCGCAGAAGTCGTCGCGGTCGTTGCGGAAGACGTTGGGGATGACGATCCAGTCGACCGCGCCCTGGCGGATCAGGGTCTCGGCGCTCAGGTCCTGTCCGGTGACCAGGGCCAGGCCCGGCAACTGGCCCGGCGTGTTGTAACCGTTGCCGAGGTCTCCGAGCATGAGCATCACGGGCCACAGGTCATAGGTGGCCCCGGGACCGGGGTCGAGCTGAGTCAGGCCGCACCTTGTCGGCCAGATGATGTGTTGGTAGATCTGCGGCGTGGAGGTGATGGCGTCGAGTTGCGCTCCCTCGACGGCTTTCCAACCACCATCGAGGTTCCGAACGCGCAGTTGGGTGTCCCAGGGGTCGCGCTCGCCGCTGCCAACCGGAGCGTTGCCCGTGTCGGCATGCGTCGGGATGCGGTGTCGATTGTCCGTCACCGACCACCGGTAGTCGGTGTCGTCCCAGGCCGAGAACTCGCCGTGGGACATCGAGCCGCCCAGGACCAGCGGATAGGGCCACTGGCCCGGGGAGTAGTAGGGGTCGAGCAGGCCGAAGACCGCGATCTCGTACTGGGTGGAGATCTTGGCGATCACCACGGCGTGGCGGCCGTCGCAGACGAACCAGTAGGGGATGGCGGCGTTCCACAGTGGCAGGTAGAGGTTCCCCTGGAACCCGGCCTGCTGGTAGAAGGTGGACCCGGAGAGCCAGCCGTCCATGCCGGTGATCTCCCAGTCGTAGTAGTCGGCGTCCTGCCGCTCGAAGCCGTGGATGCCGACGTAGATCTCCGAGTTGCCGTCGTTGCCAGGGGCCATCCATGCGTACTCGTGGAAACACGCGTCGACCCCGTCCGACTGCCGGAACATGCGCAGGGTGCCCATGTGCAACTGGCTGTAACGCAGTCCGGTGATATGCCACCGGTAGCGGGTCGCGGATACCGGCGATGCGATGGTGAAGGTCTGCGGAATGCCGTTGTAGAAGATGATCCCAGTCTGTGTGTCGAGAATGACCCACGCTCCGCCATCCCAGTACTGCATCTCCCAGTTGTTGGGTGCCTGGCCTGAGGTGTCGTGGAGCGTCAGCTCGTAGGCGGCGATCGTCACCGGCTCGAAGAAGGTGATCTCCACCTCCTGAGGCAGGGTGACCGTCGTGTAGATGTTCCAGGATCGGTTCGTAAGGCCGGAGATGTTGAACGGCCAGATGTTGAGTTTCCCATCCACCAGGTTCTGGACGGCATACGGACCCCCGTTGCCCTGGGTGGCCTCGAGCCGGCAGCCGCGGGACCGGCGAAGGCTGGTCCACTTGGGAGCGGTCGACAGGACGAACTGATCGCCGGCGACGAAGGGTGTCGCGCCGGCGGTGATCAGGAACTCCAGGTTGGCATGGGCGAACGGCGTGCCGACTGTCGCGGGGCCGATCGAGCCGGTCACCGTTCCGACCACGTCGAAGGACGTGGGAGAAGTCGCGGTGATGGTGAAGGTCTCAGCGACCGAGGACGCACCGCCGGAATAGTCGGTCAGGCTACCGTCGCCGGTCCCAGCGTAGGTGAGCCCGAAGGCCGATCCCTTTGCGGTCAGGAAGGTGTTCAGCCGCTCGGCCAGATCGTTGTAGCCGGTGGCGGTTCCGGTGGTGAACATGGCTCACGTCCCTAGGGCCGAGCGGATCGCCCGGCGGTTCTTGGCCATGGCCTTGACCAGGATGCGCTGGCCCGCGGGGCTCTCCAGGTGGCGGAGGATCAACCCGTCCTCCAGGCCGATCAGCAGTTGGCTGTCGCTGGAGGCCTGCGGGTCCGCGTTGGCCGGCGCGTCGACCAGGCCGCCCTCGGCGAACCTGGGAACTGGGGCTTCGATCAGGACCGGGGTCGGGACCAAGGCCTGGGCCCCGCGGCGGTTCAGTTCGTCGAGGTGACGCAGGACGCCCGGCTCGCGGACGACCGCGGCGCGCACGAGGTACTCTCCGCGAGAGAACCAGGCGAGGTTGGAGTCCGACGTTCCGGTGCCGATTCCGCCCAGGACTCCACCCGTGGCCTTCTTGTCCGCGCCTCCGACCTGCCCGCCACCGCCGAAAACACCGGCGATCTTCTTGATGATGGCGGTGGCCAAGAGCTGGGCTGCCATCCGCTTCAGATCGGCGGTGGTCGACAGTGCCAGATTCCGGAAGGCGTCGCCGGGGGACTGCGCGCCGGTGATTCCGGGGTCGAAGAACTCGGTCAGGGCATCGCGGGCGCTATCCAGCGCCGTCTTGCCGAAGGCGGCGAACGAAGCGCGAGCGCCCTCGACGGCGAACCCGAGATCGCGTACGGCCTCGGTGAACCCGCGGGCCTGGGCGATCCGCTCGGGGTCGCCGGTGGCCCAGGCCGTTTGTTCGAGTGCCTCCGCGAGAGCCTGCAGGGCCGTCAGGCGCTCGGCTTCGATGTCCAGAATCTGCTGCTCGCCCTCGACCTGGGACAGCAGGCCAGCCGAGACACGGGCCTCGATCTCGGAGCGGGTGGCGTCGAGGTCAGCGAGCGCGGCTTCGGCCTGGCGTTTGATCTCGTCGAAATTCGCACCGGATTCCATCGAACTGCGCAGCCGGGCGAGGGTCGCCTCGCGCTCGGCGTCGGACGCGCCCTGCTTCTTGAGCAGCAGATCGGCTCGCCGGATCTCCTCGTCGATTCCCAGGAGCGCGGCTTCATGGCGGCGGCCCTGGGCCTCGAGGAGGGTCTTCTCAAGTCCCAGACGCTCTTGGGCGAGCTTCTGGACTGCGTCGCGCTCCTCGTACAGCAACGCGGCGATGCGCTCCTCCTGCGTCGCTCGAGCTTTGGCCAGTTCGGCGTCGATCTTCCCCTGTTCCTGTAGGCGGCGACTCGGGTCAACTTCGCTGTCGAGCAGGGCGCGCTTCTGCTCGAGGACGGCGATCTCCTTGGCGTACTCCTCCTCAGCCGCACGGCGGCGATCCTCGTAGTAGGAGCGGACGTCCTTGAGGCCCTGCTCGAACGACCGCTTCTCGGCTGCGTTGCGCAGGGCTCCCATGGACCTGACCAGCGCCAGCTCGCGATCGAGGGTCATCTGGAGAGCCTGGGCTCGTTTGGCGGCCAACGCGGCCGGGTCCTCGGAGTAATCCTCCGCAGGGGCCTCCTCACGCGCGGTGGGTTCGGTCGGGGTCGTGATCGTCAGCTCGAACCGGGCCTTCAGACGATCGAACAGGTCGTTCTGCTCGGCGCTGACCGCTTCACCGGCGGTCTTGAGGTAGGCCTTGGCCTCGTCGAGGTTGCCGTGCAGCAGGGCCCAGACCGCGCGCACGCTCGAGTCGATCCGCATCATCACGAACGACAGCGCGGTGCCCACCACGTCGAACGCGGACGATACAACCGCCACGATGAACTTCAGCACGAGCCCGATACCTTGGCCGAACTTCTCCCAGGCCTCGGTGGTCTGTTTCAGGTCGCCGCTCATGATCTGCAGCGCTTGGGACAGTTGCGGGACCAGGCCGGCGGCCAGCCGCGTGCCGAGGCCTTCGCTCTGCGCTTTCAGGAGCTCGAAGTCATCGTTCATCTGCCGGGCCGACTCGGCCAGGCGGGTGTCGATCAGGACGCCCAGTTCGCGGGCCCGGTCGATGACCCCGCCAAGGCCCTCGTCCGCCAGGGCATTCATGGTCGGGATGAGGTTCGACCCGGCCCGTCCGAAGATGTCCATGGCGGTCTTGGTCTTCTGGATCGGCGAGGGCATCGCGGTGATCCGCTGGGCAAGGAGCTCGAAGATCTCGACCGAGTCCTTGCCCTTGAAGTCCTTCAGCGTCAGGTCCAGGTCGCGCAGGGTGGCGACAGCCTTGGGGTTCCCTTCGGCCACGTCGCCGATGAACTTGTTCTGCTTGGCCAGAGCCGCGCCCATCTCCCCGAGGCTCGAGGCGGATGTGCGAGCCAGCAGATGCAGGGCGGACAGGTTCTCGGTCGAGGCGCCGACCTTCTGCCCCAACTTCTGGATCTGGTCCGCCGCATTGACCGACGACTGGATCCACTGCTGGAATTGGCGCACCCCGAGAGCGACCCCGAGGCCGCCCAGGAGCGATGAAGTCGAGCCCAGAACGCGGTTCAGGCCCGAAAACCCGCGCGACTGCTTCGCGGAGGTCTTCTGGCTTTCGGCCTGGACCTTCTTGAGGGAGGCCACGACCTCGGCGACGCCTTCGGCAGATAGCCGGACTCGCACATCAGGGGTGGCCATCGGTGGACCTTCCTCTCAGGATATCAGGCAGCACGGGGGGCCGCGGCCGCGATCCCTTGGCGCTATGCGGGGCCAGGACGCACCAGCAGAGGAACCGGTGGCGGTAGTCCTCGAGCGCCTGCTCTTTCATCAGCCGGCGGTAGGAGGCGAGGGCGACCCGGAGCGGCCAGCGGACGATCTGCTCGGCCCGGTCGAAATTCCCATCGGCGAGCTCCTGGACGAGTTCGGTCCAGGGGCCGTACCGGCCGGGGACACCTGGTTGTTCTTGGGGTCCGGGATCGCCTCGGTGGAGGATGTCGTCGAAGTCCACAAAGAGACGATCCCGCTCTCGAAAAAAGAGACCAGCAGCGACAGGACCAGACTTCGCACCTCCGCCTTGTCCTTGGGGTCCCGTAGCTGCCCAAGGAACCGGGCGGTTTCGCGTCCAACCTCTGGGGTCCAGGCCTCCCCGGGGTCCCGGTCCTGGGGTGCGATGTCCTCCGGGATCAGGAGGCACCCGAGAAGGTCCAGGATCGCGCCGCTTTCGATCGTCATCTCCAACAGCCGCCGGGCGAAGGCCTCGGGGCTCTCGCCGGGCTGCATGACCACCTCGTCGATCCGGGCCCGATTGATCAGGGCCAGAAATCGGAAGTCCTGCTCGACGGTGGACTCGTGCAGCGGCAGGAACGTACGGCCGCCGATCGTGTGCTTCTCGTTCATCACGCGATCCTGATCAGCCGGTAATGCGGCTCGTTCGGGTGGTTCGACGCGTCGGACTCGATGTCCCCGGTCAAGGTGAAGCTCGCGTACTCGTCGGAGATGAACCCGATGGCTCCGTCGGCGCGAATCGACGCCCGCCAGATCTCGCACTCGTACTTGGGGCCGCGCGCAGGGTCGCCGATGACCCGCAGGTAGCCCTTGATCGAGGTCTGGTTCATGCCGCGGACGGTCGGCAGGGCGATGGTGCCGTAGGTGTAGTCCACCTCGATGTCCGTGTCGTCGGTGATCGCACCGCCCTCGACGATGTAGATGCGGCCGGTGATGGCATCGACCTTGTAGTCATCGTCCACGTCGTAGGTGGGGGTGCCGCCCGTCCCTGTCACCGTGACCAGGCTCACCTGGCGCATGGCCAGCGCGTAGTACCGGCCCTGCAGGACGCCAGCGATTTCTTCGGCGGTGACGGTCGAGCCTGTCTGAGCCAGCGTGGCCGTGTCGCCGAACAGGGCCATGGCCAAGTTCTCCTTGGAGAACTCGTCGCCCACGATGCGGATCGCGAGCGTGGTGCGCAGCACGTCCGAGGCGATCAGGTCAGCCGACCTGTCAGCGCTCGAGTACTTCTTGATGTCCTCGCTGGTGGGGGTGACCTCGAACGTCGGGCAGTTGCCCAGGAACAGCTCACCGGTGCGTACGCCGCTCGCGTTCAAGCGGTCGAAGTAGATCTTGCCCCTGCCGAGCAGGATATTGTTGCCATTGACGACCTCGGGCATGGCTTCCTCCCTCTTAGGTCAGGTTCTCCGCATCATCGGCGCGGGACTGGTACTCGATCCGGAACGTCTGCGTGGCCCGGCAGAACGACGTCTCTGCCTGCTCATACTCGAACTTCGTGCCGAGTTCATCGGCGGGGCCGTTGGCCAGACCGCCGAATGTGCCGGCTGCTGCCAATGCGGCCGTGGCCCAGGCCAGGATCGGATCGGCTGCCTTGTCGGGTTCCTCGCCGCTGCCGGCTTTGGTCAGGACCTCGACGCTCAGCAGCACCGAACGCCTCACGATGGGCCCGCGGCTGGCCGTTCCCGTCTTGGCGTCCCGCATCGGCTCGACCGTCTCGGTGCCCTGGTAGACCGTCAGGGCGGGCAGCTGGTCTGCGCCGGGTGAATCCAGGCGCGTCCGCACTGGGGCGGGAACGCCCACGGGGGCGTCTGTGGCCAGCGCCAAGACCGCAGCCGAGACGATCTGCTCGCGGATCGTGCTCATGGCGTCCTCAACGCGACGCGGACCATGGTCCCATCCCCGTAGGGAAGGACCTTCAGGACGTTGTAGGTGGTTCCGCCCACGGTGATGGCGGCCCCGGACTGCAGGCCGGGCAGCGTCCCGCTCTGCACATGGACGATCTCATCGGCGGCGACGATGGCCGGCATCTCGCCGCCGAGGATCTCGACGGCCTCGCGGTCCAGTAGACCGAAGACCGTGGCATCGCCGAGAGTGACCTCGACCGTGCCACCGGCTTCTGCCAGGTCCGCGAGCATCGCGGCGATATCGAAGCCGCCGAGGGTCATGGCTCAGCCCGCCTTCGTGATCCCGACGAACTCCACGCCGAAGTCGAACGACGGTGTGGTGCCGGCGATGGTGCCGACCACCCGCAGATAGCGCTTCAGGTCGGACACGTTCAGCTTCATGACCTTCACTCCGGCGGTCTCGGCCGCATCGGTGACCTGGGAGAACGCGCCGTTGTTGACATCCTCGTAGGTCGAGTCGTCGTCCGAGTGCTGGAGCTTCACGTCCAGGGTGGGGGTCGTGCCGGTGCCGGCCGACGCGTTCACCAACACCAGGGCCACGCCCTCGTATTCGAGCACGTCGACCCCAGTCCCCGTCAGTGTCGTGGTCCGCCGGGCGGCCGGAGCGAGTTCCCCGCTCACGGCCTGGGCGAGGGCGTTCAGTAGGTGGGTCATGCGGTTACCTCCCGCCGGCTCGAGGCCGGCCTTTGCGCTTCGTCGGCGCTTGGGTATCTGGGTCCCGATCCTCGGGTGCCGGGTCCTGGTGACTGACGGTGACGGGCCCGGAGGCCGCGGGAGCCTCCGGACCCGCCTCGGGCACGGACGGGATGACGCGGGCGTAGCCCATCCGGACCTTCTTGCGGGCGTCCGCGATCGACAGGTCCTTCGGGGCCACCAGGATCTGGCCAGGGGTGACGTCGTTGCCTTCGCCCCCCAGGCAATGACCGGTGGTGACCTCGATGGTGAGCGTGCCTTGCTCCGTCATGCGATCTATCCCTTCGTGCCCGGCTACGACAGCAGGGCGCCGGTGCCCTTGACGAACGACTCGCCGCGGCGCACGGCGGTATCGGCCATCGAGTAGCTGGTGATCAGGATCTGGCCGCGGGCGGCCTTCGTGACGACGTCGACCACGATCTCGAGGTCGTTGCCCCACATGCCCACCAGCAGGTCGTTCCAGTTGCCGAAGACGAGACCGTGTTCGTTGCTACCGGCCCCCAGAGTCTTGGAGATCTGGTTCGTGGTGCGCGCGGGGTAGCCGCCAAGCTCGCCCTCGCGGTAGGTGCCGGCCCACAGGAAGACCGGGTAGCCGGTGACCAGGGGCGTGCGCTTGAGCACGCCGGCCATCAGCGGGGTGGTCATCCAGGACAGCGCCCCGAGGTCGGCGTTCTTGTCCGCGACCAGGGCAGGCATCGTGGTGATGTCCGTCAGGTCCGGTACGCCGCCCACGCCGTGGGACTGCACGTCGGCCGCTCCGTAGATGCCCACCGGCTGCTTGTCCGTGCCCTTGCCGTGCAGAGCGCCGAGGTCGATGGCCAGACCGTGGCCAGTGGCGAGGTCGCTCCTGATGTCCGCTTCGACGTCGATCGAGGACATCACCAGCAGCTGCCGGGGGATCTGCACCTGGCCGATCAGGGTCTTGGGCGAGAGCGACACGTA